AAAGGTCTAGATCAAAGTCTGCGTTACCCTCAGTCGCCATTGGTCAATTCCTCCATTTTACTAAAATTTTTCACTTTGTCAAATTTGAGAACACGATCGAACTTCTCGACCATGTGCTCTCGATGCGAGATAATAAACAGATTGAGGTCGTTGGTAAAGTTTCTCAAGATATATGATAACTCATCAGTGCCCGTGCTGTCAAGTGAACTGTCAAAGATCTCGTCAAGGATAAGAAGGTTGGTGTCAACACTGTTCTTCAGTTTTGCAACTGACCTCCAGGTTAGCATAAGAGCGATGTCAATGCGAGACTTCTCACCCTCAGAGAATGATGAGTAACTAAAATCATCCCGATAACGAGACTTAATGGTTTCCTCAAAACTCTCGCTCAACGTGAAGTTCACAAAGAAATCCATCTGCTGCAGGTACTGATTGATGAGTTTGTTCATCACTGGCAGGTATCGTTTAATGATCCTGGTCTTGATACCAGTGTCCTTCAGCAGGTTAGCAGCAACATTAAAGTAATCTTTGTTCTCCTTGTGCAAGAACAATACTTGCTCATGCTTTACTTTTTGCTCTTGTAGTTCACTTAACTGCTCCTGTTCTTTACTAGAGTTGTTCTTACTATCAATGATAGACCCGATCTCATTCTCAAGATCTTTAATCTGACGATTGATATGATTAATGATTCCATTGTTCTTATCAATGGCAGAATAATTATCTCTGATATCATTAGAGATTTCTTTATACTCATTGATTTGCGTCTTTACATCACTAATTTGTTCGTCAAGAACACCCCATGCTTTTTCTGTTTCTGAGATAGACTTCTTATTTTTATTTACCTTACTTTGCTTGAAGTCGGAGTCTAATGTTTGCTTACATGTAGGACAAGTGTCATTGTTAGTATAAAATAAGAGTTCTTTATTTAAGTTAGAAAGTTTTGTCTTAAACTTTATCTTAAACTCTTTTAAACTATCATACTTTTTAGAGAGTTTATCACCGTCAAATAAATCACTCTTTCTAGTTTCAATATACTCTGTGATTTTGTGATTCTGTGATGTGATATCTTCACTTTGGGATAACAACTTGCTAATCTTATCGCGCTTATGCTTGATCAGATTGTCACTCTGCGTCTCAAGTTCTCTAATCAGATCTTCCTGCGACTCAATGCGATGCTTTACCAACTCAAGATCTTTGTCTTTGAAACGGATGTCATCATTGACCTGCTTCATTCGGTCCTTAAGATTGGAGTTCATCGTAGAGAACACCTGAATATCAAGGAGATCTTCAATAATGTCGCGACGTGATGCCAGTGGCAACTGCATAAATGGAACAAACGTAGAAGATCCCAGAACAACAATCTGCGTGAATGACTTATAGTTCAGTTTGAGGATTGTTTGCTCTAGGGTCTTCTGTTGATCTGCGACTGCAGCATCTTGATTCATCATCTCACCGTCAACATAAACCTCAAACTTATTAGGTTTCATGCTACGAATAATCTTATAAGATTTTTTCCCGACAGAAAACTCAACCTCAACACAGCAATCTTTGCCATTGATAGTATTGACAAGTTGAGGTTTGTTGATCTTACGAAAAGGTTTATTGAACAGAACGAAGGTAAGAGCATCTAAGATTGTACTCTTACCTGCACCGTTTTTGCCAATGATTACATTGTTACCATGCGAATTAAGTTTAATTTCTGTAAAATTATTGCCACTAGATAAAAAGTTTTTATAACGAATGGTTTCAAAAATAATCATGTGTAATCATGTGATGGTGGGATCATTAGTTCATCGGGTTCTACAATAGTGTAATTATACCCTGTGCTCTCGCACATATCAATCATTGCTTCTGCATCAACCTCAACTGTAGACATTGGCGGAAAATCATCTGCCTCAAGGAGTCCAGCAAATCGTTCAGCATCCTCTAACTCAAGAAATAGTAGCAGAGTTCTTTCCATTTTACCATTTTGAATAGCATACGCTCCTTCATTTTCCTTGCCCTCTAGGCACAGTATGAACATTATACCACCTCCAGTGCCTCAACGTAAAGAGACTTCATGATCTCCTTTAACTTATGACTATCTAGGTTGGTATTAAGTTCGTCAACATACTTCTCTAGGATGGTCAATGTGTCTTCATGTTCTAGTTCTATGTCATCATCGTCATCAACTTCAGTAGAGAAGTCTTCAATAATTTTAAGATCTAGCACAACATCTTGCAGACCATTGACAATGTAATCAAACATAGTGTAGTCTGTTTTGTTTTCCACAACTAGTTTGACAACTGTATCTTTGTAGTCATCAAAGTCTAGAGTGCAATACTCATTCTTAGTATCATCATAGAAGATCTTCTGGAACATCTCGTATGGATTCTTGATCCAGTCTAACTTCAGAGTCTCTGTGTCCCAGATATGGAATCCACGTTTGTCAGCATAGTCATTCCAGTACATCTGATATGGATTACCAAGATATTGGAAGTTACCCTTCTTACTCTTGGTGTGATAGTGACCTGACATCACCAACTCAAACTTAGAAAACTCAGATGTCTGCCTACCATGATTAGCAACATAGGTAGGATTAGTCTTGAATCCTTCCATCTCCAGGTGCCCAAGAACAACCTCAGCATCTGTTTTCTTCAGAAGGTTTACTGTCTGTTCTTCATTCTGATCGCAGATCCAAGGAAGATAAACCATCTTACGACCACCGACAGTAACCTCTGAAGGTCCAGTGTAGACACGGAGGTTATCATACTCCTGCAGCAAACACTCCAGAGAATTGATCTCCAGAGTGTTCTTATAAAATGAATCATGATTACCGACCATCATGTCAACTGTAACACCCATGTCCTGCAAAGGATTGAAGATGTTCTTCCGTGCCCAATCAAGGCTCCAAAAATCAATGTTACGACGAATATCAAACACATCACCCAGATGGATGACGTGCTTAATTTTTTTCTTCTTTAATGTAGGAAAGAATACTTCGTTATAGAACTTCAGGAAATAATCATGATAATCTTGATTGCCTTTTTTGAATCCATAATGTGTGTCAGTAATCAGGGCAATTTTCATTTTCTAGTTTTCTGCTCAATGTTCTGTTTGATTCCGTTATAGTCGGAGGAGGAGAAGTTCAGTTCGTTCTTATCAGCGTAAAGGACTTCATCGTATCCAGAACGTTCAAGAATTTTGCTCTTAATTTCTAGTTGTTTCTTTTCTTTTTGGATTCTTCTCAAGAATGCATAGTAAATAATTTGAGTAAAGTATGCAAATGGGTTACCACGATCAGGATCAAAGTTGTCAATGTACTGAACACAGTTCTCAATACCATCACTGATCATGTCCTCACGGAAAGGATAGTTGATGAAGTTAGGACGGTAGGACAGATGCTGAGCAATCTTCAAGAAGCACTCACCGATATAATTAGGAATCATAGGACGTGGTGCTTCCTCTGCCAAGGCATCCTGCACATTTCTTTTGTACTCGGACAGTGCTGCTAAGAACTCTTTATTGTCTACATAATGTTCTGGTTTCTTTTTGGATCTCATTGTCTTTCATCTTCCTTAGATTATTGTACTTACATTATAACACAGATTAAAAGCTTGACAAGAGTGGATTCCATGTGTAGAATAACTCTGTAAGGGTTCAAGAGAAACAATAGCTTTATATATTTAATAATAACATAGTAATTGATCGCAGATCAATACGCATCGCAGATGCGTACATCAATAACTATTGAATAGATCTTCAAAGAATTCTCTAGCATGTTCTACTGATGCTCTGTATCCGTTGTACTTTTTTTTGTCTTCTGCTTTAGAAATTTTTTTCTTAAATGTTTCGTTGATTTGTGTAACTGCTTTTTTGTAATGAGTTAATCCTGGTTCTAACAGTTCATTGACTGTTACTATCTTTGTATCTGTTATAAAGAAAATGTTGTCCGTAGTTGATTTAATCCATTTAGATAATCTTAATCCTGATACTTTAATATCGTCACCTAATAAATCTTGTAGGTCACTCATGTCCTCCAATATGAGAGGGTTCTGTATTACAAGACCCTCTTCATGAACTTCAACTAGTCCAACAATTTCTTCTCCAGTCATCAACTTGATTGTGGCGAAGAATTTATCGTTCATTTTTTAATGTTTACTGGGATAATTTCATAATTAAATTGCTCTTCGTTATAGACTTTGATTCGTTCTTTAAGATGATTGAGTGTATAGTTAATATAACTCCCTCTAGAAAAATCATCAGCAATGTCATACAGCACTGCTTGAGCTTTGTTATCTCCTTTTCTAAGGACCCTACCAATAGATTGTAGATTCCTAATCCTTGATTTGCTTGGTGAAGCAAAAATAATATTGTGGAGATTCTTAATGTTAATACCTGTGGAAAAGGTTCCGTATGATGCGATGATAACACAGTTATCATTTACTTCTGCTAGTCTTCTAATTTCCTCTCGTTCAGATGCTTCCACACCACCATGAACGAAGAATACTTTTTTAGTATCCCCTATGCTGTTATTTATCAAATCAAAAAGGGGTTCGCCGTGCTTCTCCACATAGTTGAATAGCACCAGAGTATTTCCTTTCAGATCACTTACTAGATTTTTGATGAATGTGTTACGCTTACCATGAGTGACAATGTATTCCATCTCATCTTGATAGTTCGCAAACTTATACGATTCATGCTTGAGTGCCAGGATCTTAATTTTCAGTTGCGTGAGTTGATCACGCTTCATAAGGTCAGCAGTACTAGTAACCCTATCAGATAATCCGAACAGACCTTCAAGAACCAGACG